TCTGTCATCTGACCAGTGGACCTTAAGGCCGCTTCAAAATCTGATGTTTTAAGTCCTTGATAATCTGGTTTTGACTCTTTAGCGATTTCTTCTGGATCATTTAAAAGTCGGGCTGATTGATAAGGATCACTAGAATATCCAATCATTTTCCGATCTTCTATTGAAAGAGACTTAAGAGAAACAGAGCTTGAAAAAGTAGCTTCCTCGCCTTTCCAATTTGGTTTCTTTTTAATTGGCTTATTTTTTACTGGCTTCTTTGTTTGTGTTTTTTTAGTGTTCTTTTTAGACATAATTAAATCTCCTTAATAATTTGGTCAATGCAATTCATAAAGTTAATCTCTGGATCTACTATTATACTATGTCTAAACAAATATTCACCAGCTAAAAGCCTTATGTCAATCTTCTTCTCTTCATTAAGAGTTCCAGCTTTGTCGTGAATAACCTTATAAAGCTCTGGGTAGTCTATACTTCCAACAACATTCTTTCTTATAGCATCCCAATCCTTCTGCTTAAGTAAATCAATAAGAATATCCCCAACATCAACATTGACTGCATTAAACTCAAAGACCCCATTCACGGAGTTTCTTTCAAGCTCATTAATGGTCTTACGGATATCGGGATAATATTTCATTACAAGCTTACCGACTTGAGAAACTTCCTTGCACTTAACTTTCTCTTTATTAAGAATCTCAATGCACCTCTTTGCAATCGTCTTGGGTTCTACTTGTTTAAACTGAAAGGTCTGACAACGAGACTTAATAGCATCCATGACCTTATTGGAATAGTTACAAGTTAGAATGAATCTACTAACTTCAAAGAATTCTTCCAATACATTTCGCATGGTTGCTTGTGCCGATAATGACATATAATCAAACTCGTCTAGAATGATGACTTTTAAGTAGTCACCAAAGGCTGTAGTAGAACAGAAGTCATTAACTTTACCTCTAATAACATCCACAGAAGTCTCTTTAGATGCATTAATATAAAGAATGTCCTCTGTTATCTCTCTTGCAAGAATCTTTGCTATAGTAGTCTTTCCAAGCCCTGGTGAGCCTTGGAAAAGAAGGTGTGGGATAGACTTCTTCTCAATATACGATAAGAAAATGGCTCTGTCAAAATCGGAAATTAAAACATCCTCTATTTTAGAGGGGCGATACTTCTCCACAAATGGATCATCACTCATAATATCTCCTTAGACTACTGTTCTTAGAAAGAATGAAGCTTTATAAGCCACATTAGAACCTTCAATATGAATCATATCCTTACAGATACCTATATTCAATTTTGTGAAGTTGTGTGAACCAAGAATAGAAAGTAAAGACTGCTTGTTGACAACTACCTTGAAAGTATCTTTAAGTGTTTCGCACTTTACTTTTTGGGTAAAGGTATTTGCTTTAATATCCTTGTCAGTAATGCTAATATGAATTTCATCTGCTCCAGAAGTGCCTTTAAAAATCGTATAGCCGTGATCAAGAACTGGAAGTGCCTTGACAAATGACTTGTACTTTTCCATATTAAATTCAATCTTTTGGAGATATGGTAACTCACCTTCAAGGGATTGTGGTCCTGGTCGGATAAGCTTAGCATTACCATTGTAATAGAGTAATTCGGATTCTTCTGTTGAAAGAACCATCTTATCAGCAGAAAGTTTCATTGTGAATCCGCTTGAGAAGATATTGAGTACCGATACTATTTCGTTAACATTCATAATAGAAAACTTGTGGTCTTGAGTAACATCCATGTCTGTGAAGAATCCATCTTCAAAGTTTAGGATGACCGCAATTGCCTTTGATTCGGTCTGTGTGGATATTTTTATTCTCTTATCTACACCAAATTGGAGGGCGAAGCGGTCACATTGGACACGCTGTAAGTCCTTTAAGGCGGCGAATAATGCTCCAGCTTGATCTTCATTAAATACGGCTTTTACAATATAGTCCATAGGAATCCTCTTTGGAATCCATTATAAGTCCAACCTTTGAAGTTTCAAGAGGGTCTTATTAAGTCATTTTTTCAACGACTTCAACTTCTTCTTTAGTCAATCCATCTTTAGAAAGGTTTTCTAACACCTTTAATTTGACTTGACTCTGATAGTGCTTTTCAGCAATATCGATTGCGGTAGTACAAAGCAACCAAAGACCAATTAAACCAGTTACTTGCCAGAGAATGGTTGCTAAAGAACCTTTAAACAACCAAATTAAGGCACCAACCACGGCCATAGTAACGAGCATCTTTCTTGATGCCCAACGAGGGGACTTCATTCCCTTAACTTGGGAGACGAAGCTTTCCATTTTTTCAATGTCTATACTCATATTTTTTCCTTTATTAAAATCTCGTAGAGAGTGAGAAGAAGAATAGATTTCTTTGAGAGTCATCGTCATAAGAAATAACGCGACCATAACCAAACCCCACATGATTCCAGAACTCTCCGTATCTTGCTGGGGCTGGGTAGCAGGAGATTCCGACCCCTGCGGCTTGATTTGAGACGAGTCCATCAACGGCGAAGGTGTTCCAGATGCGGAGTGGGGAGATTCTGAGTCCAACGTCAAAGTCTTTGACTTCGGTTCCTTCTTTTGATCCCCCAAGGTATCCTGCGTATGCCCCGAAGTCCCATCCTGGGTCGAAGATATATTCTTTCCTTGTGATGTCAATTTTCCAGATTGGTGTTGTTGTTCCGTCTTCGTTTTTTCTGGTTGGGATGAGGGGCTTTCCGTCCTCTCCCATAGGGAGCAAGACATAATCATGCCAAAGGCGAAAATTAAGAGCATCTTCTGGATGATCGACATGTGTGATTTTAACTTTATTATCGTCTTCTTTAATATCATCTGTGTCTCTTATGATTTGTATATCTTTAGTTGGCTTTACAACAGCAAAACCATTAGGCGACACCGATGGGGTTGAGTTATTAAAATATATAGTAGCAACAAAAGCCCCAATTAGTAATAACGGAATTAATGTTTCTAACTCAAGTTTCATATGGCTCTACCTGAGCCATATTTATACTCCTTAAATTTTAATCCAAGTTAATTTTGATTGCGTAAGGATCATTTTTAAATGAATTTGCCCACGGATTTATCTTGCCGCTCTCGCAAGCAACCACTTTGTCTTTGGTATTAAGGAACTTATAAACAAATTCATCAACTTTATATGATGGCGAAATTACATTAACATATTTAATACCATTAATAATGAAAAATCCCTCTATAAAAAGATTGATTATCTTTAAACTGAGTTTATCAACATCAGTTGGAGCAATTTCAAGTTCTGGGTCAACTGTTATACCACCTTTCTCGTCAATTATCTTTTGGAGTCTGGTGAATACATTAACATCTTCGGGTGCTTGACTAAAAAGATTTGAAACTCTAAGTACCGTAGTTGAAAGAGAATGAATACCGTTTGTTTGATTTAATATACTTTCCATCTCTTTTTTAGATTGAGTATATGTACTAACATAAAAATTCACAATACCCTTTTTAACTTCTTGATAGACATAATCTGTTGATAGCTGAACAAACTTCCAATTTCTTTCGGCACATTTATTTGCGAAAAGTTGTGGTAGATTGACATTAGACCATCTCCACTCAGCATTAAGTGGCCCAGAGTCCTTTGTGTTAGTAAGTGCAGCACAATTTACAAAGGTTATATCTCTGTTTGGTAAGGCATAATCAAGTGCCTTAAAGAATGCTTCAGTTTCAGCTATACTAAGAAGCTTATCAAAATAAGGAATAACATCGTATGTGTGTTCTCCCATTTGTTTAAAAGCAACTTCAGTTAAAGATTTACCTAATCTACCACCAGCACCAAAAATAAATAAAATTTTATTATTTACTGTTTTCTTTTCGTGACGAATTTCATCTGGTTCGTCGTTTCTTCCAAATCCCTTAAAAGGTCTATTAAGACTATTTAAGGTATAAGCTGTATCAATGGCATCTAAGTTTCTATAGCCGTGGTGGATACCATGCTCCACATAGAGACTGTAAATTCCTTTTGGTTCCGTAATAAAATATTTTGATTCTTTTGATTCTGGGTCATAGAATTCATAAATCATTCTTGAATTCCAAGTTATAAAATCATCATCTTGGAGGTTGTGTTCATGTGGTCCTCTTTGAATAAATGGCTTAGTTTCACTAATGTAGGTATTAACTAAATTTTTAAATGAGTCGGAATCTGGTCTAATTATTTCACCAAGTAAACCTCTTCCATCTTCATATGGTTTCATTTTTCTGACTTTAACTTTTCCATTCCACCAATTGTGGATTAAATCAAATGGTATTGTTTCCATTATTGTACTCCCGCTTTTAAGTGTTGGCTTTCTGCTTTATTATAAAGAGCCAAGTTATCTTTATAAAACCTTATTGTATTCTTGAATTCTAAGTAAACTGGTGTTTCAAAGTATAAATCAACATCAGCATCGGTACTGAGAGCATACATTGAATCGTTACCATATCTGTCTGGGATGAATTCAAATCTTGCTTCTGTTCCAAAGTGGTTCTTGAGTATATCAATCCATTCTTCAACTATTGTAAGGTTATTTACTAATGGCTGCTTCATTGCAATATGAAGCACATCTCTATAAGGAAGTTTACCAGAAATATAATCTCTAATTACCTTCACACTATTCACAACGGGGGTCCATTGCCTAATGTGCCTTCCATCACCGTGAATTAGAATTGGTTGTCCATCAAATGATCTAAGAATTGACTTTGGAAACATTTTTTCTGGATGCTGCCAAGGTCCAAATTGGTTAGCTAATCTAATATACTTCACATCCATTCCATAAGTGTGCTTCATAGCATTTAAATATAAATCTTGAGCAGCCTTGCTTGCTGAATATGGGTTATTTGGACAAATTCGAGTATTTGGAGTAAACCAGTTTTCTTGACCTGTTTTATCTAGAGCAATTTCACCATAAACTTCATCAGTTGAAATGTGATAAAAGGTTTCAATGTTTTTAAAACCAATTCTATCAATAAGATTTGGGACTAAGTGGACATTTTCTTTATAAACCTCTGATGTGTATAGACTTTTAGTAACATGGCTACCAGAGGCGAAGTTAAGAACATCAAAAGATAATAAACTCATAATATCACTAGTGATGTTATTAATGTCTCCATCAATTCTAATGATATTTAAATTGGCGCAAGTTTTTCTATATTCTTCTATATTGTATTCGGTAGCATAATCTAATCTATCGATGGAAATTATCTCTTTGTATTGGTTTCTAATGTTTTTAAGTTCCTTTAGGAAATTTAAACCGATAAAACCACAAGCCCCTGTAACTATTAGATTTTTCATCTTATTCTCCTTATGTATTATATCAAGAAAATTTAATTCTTTGAATTGTTTATAAATATTGATTAAAGGATTAAATTTTTATGTGTAATGACACCAGATATTATGTTTATTTGATTTTAGATACAAGAAAAAAACAAACTTTCGTTTTTAGAAATTTTGAGTTTGATTATGTTCCTTTTTATGTTGGAAAAGGAAAAGATTATAGATATGCTGATCATTTTCAATATTCAATCCTTTCAAAAGAGAATAATAGAAAAGCAACAAAAATTAAAAGCATAATTGAAGAAACGGATAAAAACCCAGATGTTGTTATTATTTACAAAAATTTATCTAATGAAATGGCATTAAAAATTGAAGGTGAAATAATTTCCGAATTGAAAAGAATAGAAGATGGTGGAATACTAACAAATACCACATTGGGTGGAGAAAATCCACCAGTTCTCTTTGGAAAAAATAATGGTTTCTTTAGGAGACACCATACCGACGAATCTAAGAAAATTATGCGATTAAGAAAATTAGGAAAGAAATTAAAGAAAAATCATATTGAAAAAATTAAAGAATCACATAAGGGGACAAAGAATGGTTTTTTTGGGAAAACCCATTCAATTGAAACGAAATTATTAATGAGTAATTTAAAAAAAGAAAAGAAAAAGAAGGAATATATTCTTTCATCAGAAGACGGTAAGGAATTAGTTGTGGAAAACCTAAAGCAATTTTGTATTGATAATGGATATACTTATAGTTGCATATGTAATTTGGTGGCTAAAAGAATAAAAAAATGCTATGGATTTATAGCGGCAAAAATTAAACCCCCTGAGATTCCTCAAGGGGTTTAATTTTTCTTCATTTAAACTTTATTAGTTAGATTTGAACAAATCTTCGTCAGAAAGACTGTCTAAATCAATCTCACCATCTTTGTCATCTTCTTTTTCCTCGGCTTCGACTTCTGCTTTAGCAGCACTTACACGGGGAGCGGAGGTGGCTGGTTTAGGAGCAGCAGTAACTTCTGTAGCTTTAGGTGCTGGGGCAACAGTTTCGCCAGAATCAGTCTCCCTGCCTTCAGTGTTGTCTGCGTCGGGATCACCAGCGGGTGCATCAAGTAACTTCTTGAGATCATCGTAACTACGCATACGACCAGCGACCTTTTCAGCCAAGTTGTGAATCTGTGGATGGATAGCCTCAAGTTCATCTTCGGTTCCAATTGCACTAGAAGCCGCGCTAAAGTGGCTGGAATCATAGTTGTTATACTCGCCCTTCTTCTTGATAACTAAGTTGAAGTTGAAACCTTCAAATGGATCAAAGAATGGGAGCTTCTGATCAAAGAAGGCATCCTTAAACTTCTCATAGATTTGAGGTCCGATTTCCCACACAAGAACCTTACCTGTCTGGTCTTCCTCAGTACCCTTACGAGGGTCATCAACAACGAGAACATTGATATGATAACGTTGCTTACGGTTATATGCTCTAGCGAGGTCTTCTTCTGACTTTGATGCTTCCCCAGCATTTACCTTTGTCCAGTAAGTACGGGCCTTCTCGCAGATTGGGCACTTCTTATCTTTTCCATCGGTGGTTGGACAAGGAGTATAAACCTTCTTACCATTGCTACGGGTGAAAATGTGGACGAACGATTCAAACCAAGGTTCATCCATACCATCATTAACATGGGTGTTTGGAAGAACACGAAGCACATAATTTACTTTTGGTTTATTAGAAGGAAGAGTTGGCTTGAAGCGCCAGGAATCATCATAGGTTCCTTCCCCACCCTCTTTGGCTTTAATCTTGTTTGACACTTCGTTGAAGCGTTCTTTGATACTCTTAAATTTACTCATAGTTTTTCCTTTCGTTTTCTATGTCGTTTGCTTTTGTATATTATAGCAGAGCTAATTAACGGTGCAATGTCCAAGAATTTGGACTTTAATATTTGCAATTACCATATCGTTGAATTGCGTCCTTCTTTAGAAGTTCTTTGAATTCTTTGTTGAGTTTGTCTACCGCCTCCCTTTCGGACATCCCAAAGAAATCTTTTAATCCAACAACACAGTCCCAAATATTTATATGCTTAGTATAAACTAATTCTTTAACCATCTTGTTGTATATTCTTTTTACTTCTAAATGTGCCTTATTAGGGGTCATACCACATTTCTTTCCTAATTCTTCATAAGTCATTTGTTTTACTGGCATAATATTATTCCTTAAAGTCTTCTAAAATATCATCATCATTACCAGTTGTGCTTGGTGGGTTACTATCTCCATTCTTTTTTGGAGAGTCTGATTTCTTTAATTTTTGTATATTCTCCTTAATACGTTTTTGTTGGTTTTCTATTGTGTTGCCATCAAGTAAATCATTTATTCTCATGTGTTCATAATCAACAGAAACCAAGAACCCAGAACCGTTCTTACTGAATCTTGACTTGGCAATATTATAATAAAGTTGATTTGCGGCAGCAAGGTCTTCTGTTCTACTAACCATAATCATAATATCAGCAGTCATGGGGATACCCATTGAGTCTGATGTTTTCTCAAGACCTATTTCTGATTCTTCATAACCAGAACGATTTACTTGAACTGCACTAAAAATAGGTACATTCAATTTAACAGCAACCGCTCGTAATTCTTCTGCTACCGTCTTTAGCTTACCATATGTATTATCGCTAAATCCCTTACCGTTGGGAATCATTAACCCAAGGTAGTCAACTACTATAAAGTCTGGTTTAAATCCGTTTCTTTTAACATTTAAGTCTTTAACCAATGCTAAGAGTTGATTACTACTCATAGTGGCTGGAGGATACTCTTTAATTATTAAACGACCAAATGGCTTTCCCGCTGCTTCTGCCATCTGCTTGCGTTCTTTAAGATCGCGCATAATAGCATCTGGATTAGTGCTTAAATCCTTCATATTAATATCGGTGATATTAGCATCAATTCGATTAGCTAAAATATCTTCATTAATTTCAAGTGTAACATATAATCCATTAAACCCAGCTTCTACGAGTTTCTTTGATGTATCTCCAAGGATTAATGTTTTACCGACATTAGTAGCAGCACCAAAGATAGCTAACATTTTCCTACGCCATCCACCACCAATATGCTCATCAAGAGAATTAGTTCCAGTTGGAATAACTTGGTCTGGTGACTTCATTCTCTCGATGCGCTGGTCAATATCTTCCCAATAATCTAGACCTAAACTTTCATCAAAGTTTATATGAGAGGCATCAATAACCTTTTTGATAGCCTCTTGTCTCTTACCAGCTTCCATTAAGTTAACACATTCAACGAGAGCTAATTCAATTCTTTTTTCTTGAATAAACTCTTTAGTTAACTCACTAAGCCAATCATAATAGTCCTCTTTATCAAACTTTATCAAAGAGGCAGTTGTAATAACATCAATGCATTGCTGGATATGCTCGGGCTTCTTTGCGAGTATCTGAGGTATCTCAGTATCACAAAGAATCTGAATGGATGGCTTCTTGTGGTGCTTTACATAAAATTGTTGCACAGCTTTGACAACTACCGCAGCACCTTTAGTGAAAAACTTATAGTCAATTTTGTCTATAAACCTTGCAAGAAAGTCATCAAAGCTGATTAACCCTTTTACAATATATAATTCTGTTTTATCGTCTGATTTCATCTATATAACTCCTTGGTTCCATCTTATCACATTTTACACACAACATAATGGATGTCAATGGGAGTTATTTTGTATCTTCTTCTCCTTGTTCAGTTTCCAACTCGTCAACTACTTTGTCCGCATCTAAAACACTACTGAAAGCAACTGCTTCTTGGACTTTAATATCCAAGTCTTTAATAATTGCTTCCCAAACAGCAGCATTTTCTAATTTATAAAGTTGAGACTCAAAGAAAGATTTACCGTCAAGATGCTTAACAATAACTCTGGTTCCAGACTTCTCAAAGAAACCATAATTAAGAGCATCATCAAGTAATCCGTACCACTTATGTAAGCCATTCTTAAAGCTTACAAGAATCTCTGCATATGAACCTTCGGGAACCAAACGGTTCTTTGTTGTGGTTGCTTTAATAACGAAGTGGGTTGCAACTTTTTCGGTTTCGCCGCTTGCTTGCTTAACTTCTTCCTTTTTAACAGATTTCTTAAGATTAAGAATAGTTGAGCAAATATAGTTGAAGCCTTCACCACCAGAAAACACTTCGGTAGGTGGCATACTTGGGTTTGCTCCTGGTTGGTCATATGTGTGGTTAGTAACAACCATACAAGCATTGTTATATGCTATGGCGTTAGCGAGAACACGGCTGGCAGATTTAAGTTGCTTAGCTCTCAAACCCATGTCTTGAGCAGTATGACCTTCACGAGCATCATTCATTTCCTTTTCAGTACCTAAGTTACCCAAGGAGTCCATGACAATGAAAATCTTTTGATCGGGGTCCATCTTGTGGATAGATTCAACCATATTTAAAGTAAGTGTCTTAAATTCATTAACAGTAGTAACGGACTTGAAACCAAGTTCATCAATATCTACACCAAGGCGAACAAGGAAATCGCGGTCAAGCGAACTTTCTGATTCAAACACAAAGCAAAGATACCCATTAGCTTGAGCTTCGCGGAGAGCATTACCACATACAAATGACTTACCTACACCCTTCTTACCAGCTAAACCAGTAATACGACCATGTGGGAAACCCTTAAAGTAACTTCCCGAAATGACTCTATTTAACGATAATGAACCAGTTGAGACATAACTATCAATTTTTGTAAGTTTACTCTCTGAGAAAATTTCAAATTGATTATCCTTACCCATGGACTTCATAAACTCATTTAAAAGGTCTTTCCTTGAAGATGATGATGATTTTTTGTCGTTCTCTGGTTCGTCGGCGGCTCCCGCTGTGTCTTTTGGTTTTCTGCCCATAAAATTACTCCTTATAATGATATGGATTATACCATATACCCCCTATAAGACAAAACCAAATTAATATTAGAATCTAAGAAAGAATAAACGAATATTGTCTGGGATATTTTTAATAAATCTCACAGTTGAATTATATGCATCTTCAAGCCAAGAATGAATCTTGGCTGCATTATAACCAATAAACCACCCAACTCTATTAAGAAAAGGCTCTCTGTCTGACATGTTAATCTCCTTATTAATATTATAGAAGGTTTCCTAGGAATGTTAAGTATAATTATAAATAGTTTAAAAAGGATCTACCATGACCGATATCTCTTTATTAATTGAACAATATGACTCAACTTTTAAAGAAATTCAAGAGTTACAAACTGTTTTTTCTAGAGGGTTGCTTTTAAACGAGGGGTTAATGGCAAATCTTGGTAAAGCTTGGAATGTATTTAAACAAGATTCAAGATTCGACAAATATACAAAACAAATCCAATCGGCTACTAAAGCAGACGACGAAAAGATTAAACAAGCTCTTGAAATTGTTAAAAGAAAATTAAAATCTAGACAAAAGGCGCTTAATGATATTCAATCAAAAATTGAAAAACACGGTGATCCAGAGTTGGTTAAAAGACTTAAACAGGCAATGACTGATAATAAAAAACAGGCACAAACATTTATTACCGCAGCAGATACCCTAATAAATACTATATATCCTGATGAACCAGCACCAGCGGCATCAGCGCCTCCATCATCTGATGGAGCAGCACCAGCACCAGCGGCATCAGCACCTCCATCATCTGATGGAGCAACACCAGCACCAAGTGACGGTGATGCGGCTTCTGATGATATTTACAGACAAGCACAAAAGGGGTGGGAAGAAATTATTAAGGGAGCTAAAGCAGGAAACAAAAAACACCTTGATATACTAAACCAAATAAAAGCGAAATCACAAAGCGATGCGAAAAAGGATTTAGGAGATGCTGGTAGTAAACCAGCAGTACCCCCAAAACCCACAGAGGAACCCGCTGCTGGTAGTAAACCAGCAGTACCCCCAAAACCCACAGAGGAACCCGCTGCTGGTAGTCAGCAAAATCAAACAAAAAAACCCGCTAAAACAAAACAACAAACTAGAGGATCAAATAAAACAGTTAAACCATCTAAAGTTTCTGGAAGTCCAATTGATCCAAGACTACAAGATCCAGATAATATTGGAACAAATAAAATTGATAATCCAGAAGTTGTGGATGGTGAAGAAGATAATCCAAAAATTCAAAAGAGTGAAAACGAATAATAATTACCACTTAAAATAACTATCAATATCACTTTGATTTAGAGAAGGTTTTTCCCAATTAAGAAGTTCAAAGAACTTCTCTAAAGGATTGAGGAAAGCCTTCTCAAATTGTTTCTCGCGGTCAACATATTCATCAATGTTGAAATCTTTAGGCCACTTCTCTTTGTAGGTAAGAACATCGGTTGACCAATCTTTACCCTTCTTCATATGGATAAGCTTAACTTTGTCACCTTCGTAAATAGCATCATAAGATTGCTTAAATTCAGGGTGTTCTTCAAGGTAATCGTTATAGATAACACCACCTCTAATATGGATAGGGGTTGACTTAAATCTACCCAATTCAAGGAATTTCTCAAAATATTTGTTATAGTTATTGGCTGTGCTTGGAAACGAGATATCTACAATATCTGCTTCCATGAATTTTTGCCGCACTTCCTTGATATGCTGAACAAACTTACCTCTGTCCATTGTCTTAAGAAGTTCAAAGATATACTTCTTCATATATGTCTTAGCGAGAGGTGGAGTAGATGAACGAACCAATTCAATACCAGTAGCTTTAAGTTTATCAATAGCCATATTAGCTTCACCATCGTAAACAACCCACATAACATATTTCTTCTTTTCAAGGAATATTGAACGACGAGCAACTTTTTCAACCTTAAACTGAATAAGGTTCTTAACACAGTTATATTTCTTCTCAGTTAATATCGTCATAGACTTATTAATAACCGAAGAGATAAACGGAACAACCTCAGTATTAATAACATCAATAACAGGTTTCATCTTCTCGGGATCGGTAGAGTCCCTGTTCTCAATATTTAAAGACTCAACAATCTTTCCAATATCAACATACAAGCTATCAGTGTCGGCATATATACATACATCGTCAATGTTTTTACCTTTGTATTTAGCGGCCAAATTGGACTCTTCAAATCTCTGTGCAAAATACGTATTGACAGTATCATTGACCGTCTTGGTGATAGATTGACCAGTAAGAGTAACTGCCATAGCATTATCAAGGTCATAGAATCGAGAATATGGTGTGGAAAGATATCCATACACAGAGTTAATAAGAATCTTGTAGTTTAACTGCAAGCTATCGTAAAGAACCTTGGCATCTTTATCACCAGCCTTTTCGGCTTCAAGCATCATCTTCTTGTATGCTTTTCTTTTCTTGAACCATTCATCAACGAATCTTGGAACGATACCAACTTTATCTTGTTTATAAACCGCCCCGTTACCACCTAAGCAAAATTTATTATCTTTGATTAATTCTGCTAATTCCTTAATGCCCATATCAAGTCCACTAAAGCGAACTTGATAATCTTCAACTTCCTTGCCACCAATAAGTTTTCTTAAATCTGAAACACTACCACCCTCTACTTTACCAACCTTTGTTTCTGGACTAATATTCCAGCCAATCATAATAGAAGGATAAAGCGAGGTTGCATCAAATGATACAGTCCATTCATGAAGTCCCTTAATTGGGTCTTTAACATAACCACCTGGGAACTTGGTTGCTTCCAAGTCTCTATTAACATCTGGTAAAACTATGTTTTCTTCTGCAAGCTTTGATAGGAAAGCACCATCAAGAACACGAACTGTCTTTTGATAGGAATCAAATGGAACATGGCATCCATAGCAGAAAGAAAATAGAATGTTTAAGAATCCCTTTTTAGCCTCAAGTTTCTTTAACAAACGAACGTCATGCACATTATATTCAACATATTGTTGCCAGTTTTTATAAAGGTCTATAAGAGTACCTTCGTAGGCAATCTTTTTACCTACACCTTCTTCTTCGGCAATACTATCAAGTTTCCACGATGGTCTTGCAGAGAAAGTATATGTCTTAAAGACTTCAAGTAAATCAATGGTAGAAATACCACCAATCATATATGTTTTCTTAACTTTCCCGTTCTTAAGAGTCTGCTCAATTTCTCTAACAACACCAATTGGACTTAAACCAGTTGCGGCATCTTCGTTAAAAACTCTCTTAATTCTATTGACTATATATGGAATATCAAAGAAGTTACTATTCCAACCAGAAAGAAAATCTGGGTGTTTATTCAATAGGAATTTCATGAAGGCTCGTAAAAGCTTCTCTTCCGAATCAAAAATAAACTTTGAATAAGCCTCACCAGCATCGTCAAGGAACTTCGCATCAAAGTCCTTTTCAGCAAAGATGTAATACTTATTATCTTTAGAAGACCAAATAGTTAAAATAGTAATTGGTGCTTCGGCATCCTCTGGTTTTGGGAATCCTTTTGTTGAATGTACCTCAATATCAAGATACCAAATATCGAACTTAGGAACTTTGAGTTCTTGGCCCAAGTAGTGACTAATAATAAATTTAGTTTCAATAGGCACATCAGATTCATATAACTCAAGACCAGTGGCCTTAAGTTTCTCAACTTTCTTTTTATATTCACTCCAAGTATTGCATTCAATTTTTCTTGCTGGATCACCATAAATGGTTGTAAACTCAGAGTTTTTAAGAGCCTTGTCTTTATAGTAGAAATAGAGAGGAGCGGGAAGTTTCTTGTGAACCTTCACACCATTTTCATACTCCCATAAATTAATTTCGCTGCGGCGATGGTCCATAAAAACATTTGAATACATTCAGTTATCTCCAGTGTAATAATATACAGGGTTCCTTAGACAAAGAAACCCCACTTAAGGGTTGAATCTTAAGTGGGGTTATTTATAGCACTTAGACAGTTACTTTGTCTCTTCTGGATTCGTCACTGGAAGATTCAATGTCTTTTGAGCAAAGACCTTTGGATCAATACCAAGACTAATAAGGATGTCTCTTGCGAGGACATCATCATTTTGTGCTAACTCTGCACGAATAGCCTCACGGAAGTCACTTGAAGTCTCATGGTTGAAACGACGACGCTTTTGAATTTCTTCATCAAGACGATACTCCGTCATATCCTTGCCAACATGACCGTTATCATACATCTCAATAACGAGCTTGAAGAGCATCTTTGGCTTAGGAACTTTGTCCTCTTTGGGAACTTTATTAGGCATTTGTAATCTCCTTATGTTGGAAATTGTATGTCCAAGATTTCACATGTAAAGCGAGGAATAAAGACCCCAATTTTCTGGGTTGTCTAACCAACGCCTATTGAGTTCTGTACGACCAGCTTCTAAAGTCTTTTTTCTTAAATTATGGTCCTTTTCAAGTGCCTTTAAGGCTTGATACCAATCGTCAATATTATTTTTAACCACAGTGGAATTAGGAACTAGATCATATGGACCCATACCGTCACCAATGGATGAGCATACTGAAGGCAATCCAACTGCGGAGTATTCTAAAAGTTTTAAATCCGATTTAGCGAGGTTGAAAATGTGGTCTTTAACTGGCACGATGCCAACATCAGCATCAACTGAATCTAAATGTCTTGGATATGTATAAAACTCTTCCCAATCATAGAACTGGACCTTACCAAGTAAAGATGGTGGACAAGTTCCAAGGAACAACCATTCAAATTCATTTATAGTCTTATTAATGAGAGGCAATAGGAACTCCATATCGCCACCCTTACCAATATGAGACGCAGATCCCGTCCAAAGGATTCTAAGCTTTCCGTTTTTGCCTTTATTATACTTATCACGCTGACCGCAGCCGTTCCAAAGCCATTTAGGAAGGAAGTTGGGAATGACTTTTGAGTGTTTGATACCATAGCGTTCTTCATAATAATCCTTTAAAAATTGGGTACTGAAAGTAACCAAATCAGATAAATTAAATAAATCTATGAGATTCTTTTTTCTTGTTTCTGTGTAATATTGATAGGCAGGGACATTGCATTCCTCAATTTCGTGAACTAAATCGTCAATATCATATGTTAGTTTAGTTTGAAAATTGTGCTTTTTAATTATATTTCTATATTCAGTGAAAATGGCTTTTTGAGCTTCGGTTACTTGACGTTGAAATCTAATCCATTTTGCTCTCTGTATAAAATTAACATCAAAATTAAATCCATACAAAAATGGGCTATCAAAGTTATCTTTTGACATTAAATAGCTAAAAGGCATTATACTTCGATAATACCCACATCCGTTTTTATCGGACGGATAGTTAATAATCACAGAAGGTGGGTTCTTATTTGGGGATTTAAACATCTTCGGTAAATCTTTTTGAGCTTGTTCTAGTGACATAAAGTTCCTCTATAAGTTATATTATATGTTATAATTTAAATTATAACTCCAAAAAATTGGATAGAAAGAGGTTTTATGCCAAAAAAACAAGGTCCAAGAATAACAAATCAAATTAGGAAGAAACGCCCTATTGCGGAAAAATCCAGATATTACATTGATAAGAAGGAATATACTGTAGAATTGCAGAATTATATCAAGTCGGGTATTGCCTCCGAAAAACTCGGGGAACTTTTTAAAAAACATGTTGATCATTATGCATCAGGTGCCAGCTTTAAAAATTACACATACATTGATGAGATGAAATCAGATGCACTTTTGTTTTTATTGAAGTATTCAAAGAGCTTTAATATTCTCAAAGGCAGCGATGCATTCGCCTATTGTACCACTATCATTCATAATGCTTTCTTGCAATCTATTAATAGAGAGAAGAAACATTCATTTATTAAAGATGCTCTCATTAAAAATCAGCAAAGAACTGATGGTAGCCCACCAAAAATTTCTGTTTTTGATAATATGAATATTGACGATTAAGTTTGGTGTTTAACATTCATTAAAGTTAAGTAAAATATATGGGATAGGAGTTGATATGTCCCATAAGATAGGCTTAATTTCAGATATTCATTATGGTTGTAAAACTAATAGTGAAAAATATCTTGCGATTATTGACGAATTTTTCTATAAAACCCTTTACAAAGTTATAAAGGAGCAGAAGATCACCGATATGAGAATATTAGGTGATCTTTTTGATAATAGAAATAATATTAATGTTAGAACTTTAAATTCGGTTCTCGCTGTGTTCCGTTGGTATCAAAAAGAACTTCCTCAAGTTAAATGGAAGATTCTCGTTGGAAACCATGATCAATATTATCATAATAGAATTGATGTTAACTCAATTGAAGCTTTGAGAGAATATGTTAATGTCACTATTATTGATAAAGTAACCGAAGAGACTATAGGGACCAAAAAGGTTATCATGTTCCCTTGGTTATCCCCAGAGAGCGAGGCAGAAGTCAAATTCAAGCAGTTTTCTTCTGGTGAGACTAAATATGACCTCTGCTTAGGGCATTTTGAAATTAATGGGTTTGAGATGCAAAGAGGGTATCCCGCTGAACACGGAGTAACACAAGGTACTTTTAAGAATTTTAAACGTGTTTTCTCTGGACATTTCCATATTAGAAATACATCAACAGATGGAAGAATTAGTTACTTAGGTTGCCCATATCAATTAACATGGGGTGACTACGGGGATATAAAGGGTATTCACATCTACGATGTTGATACAAACGAAACTACTTTTATTCCAAACGAGGATTCACCAAAATTCATTAAGTTAACGGTTGAGGATTTCGTTAATAAGGATGTTGAGAAAATAAAACAAGCGAAGGGTAATTTCGTTAAACTTATTATTGAAAGAAAGGTTCAAGAATCATCTCTTATTAAATTGATTCAAAAAGTTGAATCTTTACAACCAATAAAGCTTGAAATAGATAACCAAGTTATTGAGGATATAGCTGAAACTGATGAAGCCAAACAACTTCTTGAGAAGCATCAACATTCAGTTGGTAAGGCAACCGATTCTTTAGGATTTATGAATGAATATGTTAATTCCGTTCTTGTTGAGGAAGAAGGTATTGACAAAAATAATCTTAAAACTATACTTACAGAATTATATCAGTTATCAATAAAGGAAGACAATGGCTAAAATAATATTTGAAAGTGTTTCTATAAAAAACTTCATGAGCTTCGGTAATGCCGAAGTCACTTTTGATTATAAAACAGGTATTAATATTGTTACTGGTAAAGTTGAAAGTTCTGGATCTAGGAATGGATGTGGTAAGTCGGTAATGATTGTAGATTCGCTTTCATTTGGTATTTACGGTAAAGTTTTAAGAGGTGGTAAAGTTATCCTCGGGGAACTTGTTAATAAAATAAACAAAAAAGATTGTGCTGTCACGGTTATCTTTAGGATTGATGGTGAGAGAATTAAAGTTGTTAGAACGATTAAACCAAATGACCTTAAAATCTATGTCGGTGAAGACGAAGAATTAAAGAAGTTTGATGCCAATGGACGAAACCAAGAGTGGCTTGAAAAGAAAATCGGTATTAATCATACATGCTTTAATAACATCATTGTTCTTAATGTTAATTCATCCGTTCCCTTCCTTGATATGGAAGCAGCAAAGAAAAGAGAAGTTATTGAGAATGTTCTTTCCTCCGCTATCTATGGAAGAATGTCTGACTTGGCAAAGAACCGTCACCTAGACCTTAAAACCGATGTTAAGGCTTGTGAAGTTGCTTTTCAATCAACATTAAAACACCTTGAGGCTTCTAAGAACACTTTAGCAAGACATCAAGATGTTATTAATAGACAAAAAGCAGAGAAGGAAGGAAAGATAAAACTCATTCAAGATGAGATAACGAAAGTATTAGAGAGAATTAAGAATACCGAAGAACAAATTAAGAAACTTGATACCTACACTACTCAAGAAAAACTTGAAACTGAAAAGGGCATTAAGGAAAAAGAAACCCTTATTACTAATTTAAGAACTGACATTAGAATTGCCCAAACCGAAGAAGGCAGACTTAAAGAGGCTTTATCTCATATTGAGTCTGTCCCACACTGTCCAACCTGTCATACCCCATCAGATAACCCATATATTCAGAAATATATTGGTGAGTTGAAATCGGATATTCAGAAGCAACAAGAAATTATGACTGACCGTAAACAAAAGGGGTCCGTTGCAGTAAAAGAGAAAACCGCATTTGAACAGAAACTTGGATTAATAAATGAATACTTTAGACATTTAGAGTCCTTTACTAAATCTATTGAAATGGATAAATTAAAAGTTTCTCATAAGAAAACAGAATTAGATAATGAGATTAATAGAAAAATTGAGCAAGGTGGTGTATCCGAAGATGATGTTAAAGCTCTTGAAGTTAAGGCAAAGCAAGATGAAGAAAAACTTAATAGTGCATCAAATGCATTAAGACACTATACTACCGTTCGTCAAATACTTGGCGAAGAGGGTCTTCGTAAGTTTGTTGTTTCAAGGATTCTTCCTATCCTTAATAGCAAGGTAAATGAATATCTTAAGATTATGGGGTCTGAATATACATTAGCTTTTAATATGAATCTTGAAGAGAAAATCCTTTCAAGAAACCGCGAAGAAAGACCTTATAACTCTTTCTCAAGCGGCGAAAAGAAGAGATTAGACTTAAGTGTTCTTTTGGCACTTATGGATATTTCTAGAATGCAAAATTCAATTGAAACCAATATCCTCGTGCTTGACGAAGTTCTTGATACCTCCATGGATTCGGAGGGTGTTGAAAACTTCCTTGAGTTCTTAAAGGTTGGGTTTAAGAAGTCCTACCCAGATAAGTGCATTTATATAATTACCCATCGCAAAGAAATCGCTGGAGAATCTTTTGATAGACTTATCAACCTAGTAAAAAGAAATAACTTTACGGAGATTGATTCAATTGTTGAGATGACAAATTCTCTATCTGTTGAATAACTTTAAGACACTTCTGGCGAGCATATACAAGAACCGTTCCATAAAAGAGTGCAAGTTGTCCTTTGTTTTCATCGTCAAGTTTCTTTGCATTAATCATATATTCTCTGATTTGAGCATACTCGCCCGAATAATGGTCAGGAAGATTGAAAGTCTGTTCTTGTTTAATTCTTTCAATAAGACTATAATCAATTTCATCATCATGTAAAGCATCGTCGTGACTATAGTGTTTTAAGAGACTTTCAAAACTTTGGATGATTTCTTTATACTGCCCAAGTAACTTTGAGTTATTTTCATTTTTGATGACTAACTTATCCATTAAGAAAACTCTTCTAAAGATTCTATTGATTGACCAGCACTTTCTGCGGGTTTCATCCTTTAAGTCTTCTGAAAGTTTCTTACATAAATCATCAAGTTCATCATCAATCACTATTTTGTAGGGGTTGAATACCACCTCGGCTGCTGGGCGACCTCTGCCCTCATCCATTTTAGCCGCACTTCTTCTTGAATGTGCCTGGACTAATCTAAGAACCCCAAAACTATCATCTGATTCGTCGGTTAATTGCAAAAGGAACTGCTGGATGTCTTGACTTGGTTTTCTACCACGTTTTGCCTCACCCTTTCTCTTTTCAACCCTTTTGTAATATGTATCAACACTGGATGGATCGTTCATATCCAACACAGATACGAATATTTTTCTAGCGCGAATATATTCCGAAATTAAGGTACTATAAACCTTCATATCCTTACGAGATTGAGAGATTGATATTAAAGTTGAATCCTCATGTCCATGAGCAAATAAATCTAATAAAGCGAACATAAACTTAACGAGTTTTTCATTCTCGGATTTTTGAATTGATATAAAGTAACTTTTCATATTCTTCATGATAGAATCAGAATCACCGCTAGTAATATGTCTGTCCCAATTCAATTTATCGAAATTTAAGTCGCATAAATCAAACACCCAAGTTAATTCTGCCTTCCATTTTTCATTAAATTGAATAGTACCAACATCCTTACGGTCACTCGCTTTTAATGAGAAACTAAATACCTTGGTGTCTTTAATACCTTTACGACTTAATGCATCAAATTCAATAATCTTCATGTCGGCGTCTTTTTTGATGTTACCTATAAGACCACCCTCATGTGAACCCATAGATCCAGACGAACGGATTTTTAAATCAATAACATCTATTTCACCATTAGAGGTTAAATCCTCAAGATATTTGCGAGCCTCAATAATTTCGGGTACATCCTTAAGGTTCTCTAAATAAACCTCAATCATATTAATTACTTCTTGAAATTTTTCATGATTATGATTACCAATGATACTCATTAAGTCGTTTAAAAAATTATCACTATATTCAACACTTAATGTAATTCTTAAACTATCGCTACTATCTTCCATATTGAAAGCAACTTTATTGCTTGTCTCTTCGTTTAAAGTTCCGTGTGGAACAATTATGAACCTTATAGCAACCGACACACCACCTCTACCTTGCTTAATTATCTTAGTGTCCGCAAATGCTAATTCTGGCTTATTAAGTTCCTTAGCAATGCCATTTGAACGCTGTCTGTACCACTTAATGGCATCAGATTCTCTTTGACCCTTTTCCGAATGTTGCTTTGAACGATATTGATGTGCAAGGAAAATTAAAGTGTATCCACTAACATCCTCAGTACCTTCTAATGAAGATTTAGTCATATCATTTAAATTAATGAAATGTTTAAGAATTTTTTCCTTAATCAAAGTTACTTCAGAGCTAATTCCAAGTTCCTTAAAGAGTTCTTCAGACTTTGCTTCAGAATATTCTTTAATAGATGGTTCAGAGTCACTTACTTTAACCTCTTTTTCTTTTCTACTAGCAGCAATTCTTGCCTTAAAATCTTCACTTTTACTAAGAAAAAGAGGACTTACTTCACTAACTTCACTATCAAATAATACAAATTGCTTTTCTTTAGTTAAATTAATATGCTCAATAGCATTAAAAATATCCTCAGAAGTAGTTTTATTAGTTACAAAATAATCAGTTACACAAAGGGGAAAAATTAACTCACTTAATTCACCCATAAAAGTCCTATGGGTCTTTAATTCCTTTGAGTCACTTGGAGTTTCTTCAGTTACTTTAGTTACTTTAGTTACTTGAACTGGAGGGATATTTTTTAACGAGGCTGTATTAAAAGCCTCACTAATTAATTTATTAAACTTATTTTTAATTTCATTCATATTTTTGCTACTTTGCTACTTATTTATATTAAAGTTACTAAGGTACACAATACTTCTAAGTTGTGGAGGTTGAAAAATTTAATGCCATATGAATTTGTAATTTCTGCGTGTTAATAACCCGTTTGGCTTGAGTTATTGTCAAAGCAATTTGTTGGCTAGACCATTACTGGCGTAGCGTATTATAGGTTCTCCAAACCCCCACTCCTGGGTATAAGGCTACAATAACCTTACATATAACACTGTGGAATCCTTTATTCTAAAGGAATCTCAATAAAGCTTAAAAATATTCAATGTAACTTTACTTCCTCATTGACTAGGAAGGATTTGTATTTATCACATGACACGAATCTCCAAAGGAACTTTAGTTCCATATTTTCTATTAACATCTTGAAAGATTAAAGGCGACCATATTTTCTCAGGTCCATAGAATGCTGATGTTGTAGTCCTAAAGTAAGGTATTTTGTCTCTCCACTTTTTAAACAATCTAGACCCATGCTCTAGGAATGATTTTTGGTGTGCGGGATGAACAAGATTTTGTTGACCATCAGATAGATGGATACAATCAGAGTCAATTGCGAAATTTTTATATCCTTTACTAATAGCATAAAGGCAAATATCGGCACCATAAAAATGATAATGGTCAAAATTAACCTCATCGTATTTAATACCCAAATCTGCTCTACATGCCATAGCACATTCATCTAAGCATTGTACTTCTTTATAAGAACCCCATTGCTGTCGCATCATGGTAGCAAAGGTAATATCTCTTCCAGTAATACTTGCAGAAGAGTTTGAGAGATATAAAGCACCATAGTCGGATGATGATGCTTTACCAGTTTTTCCAGTTCCAGCAATTCCAATAAATCCTAATTTAGTGTGTTGTTTTTCGAATCGGTCAAAGTGTTCTTTGAATTTTTGAATCCAATACTTAGGAACCAAAAGGTCTTGGTGTGTAATAATATAATAATCACTGTTAGCAAGAGACATTCCATGATTTAATGCTTGAGCACAACTTTTGAATTCATTTTGATGATTAAAGACGGGGATTAACTCAAAGGTACTATTAGTTTCTTGTATCTTTAAAGTATTAAGCATATCTATATAAGTTTTCTTATTGTGTGTTAATGTAATAATAGAAAATGTCTTATGCTCTGGTTTCTTTTGATAACCAGTATATGACTTAGTAGTGTCTAGGTTATTGACTAAATCAATAGTAGCATCTACTTCGGCTCTATTCATATCTAAAATATTCATAGGTGTTATATCCATGCTATACGATGTCTTTTTAGTCACCTCCGCTAGACCATTATACTGCGAAAGTTCGTCTGGTCCAGATACAATTTCACCTGGCTTAATAATTATCCTTTTTCCTTGTGAAACGGCACTAATGGTGTATCTAGAATTATTTTGGAATTTTTTAAACATTTAAATCTATAATTTTTTCTTTTAATGGGAATTCGTTTCTCTTATAGTATTTTTTTCTATCATTGGTATGGTCTTTAGAAAACTTTAAATTCTCAGATACATCATAAAGTTGTAATTTAGATTTAGTTGAGTGAAGACGAAGACCTCTTCCTACTGCTTGAAGTGTTTTAATTTTAGATTTTCCAGCCGATCCGAAAATAACAACATGAAGTCTGTTTATAGAAACACCAACCGCGAATACACCAACCGACGCCACAACAATATTACCGCCAGCTTTTTCTAAATCTCTACGAAGTTGTTGTCTTTCCTCGGGGGGAGTTTCACCGTAAATAAAAGGAGATTTAATCCCCCTAGCTTCAAGCATTTCAACAAGCTTCTTACCATGGTCAATCTTTTTTACTAATAACAAAACATTTTGTCCATTGTCAGCATGTATCTTAGCTACATTTATTAAAAGTTTATTACGGGATTCGTCGTTCTCAATAAATGTCTTTTCAGCATCATAAGTATCTTGACTTAAACGATCCACGATACTTTGAGGGTAATTAAGGCGAATCATATTAATGGTTAAATCAGAAATTGATTTTTCTGCAATAAGTTGCTTAGGGAGAACTTGATCTAAAACTCTACCAGTAACCCCCTCAACGAGCATATATTCTGCTTTATCTTCAGGAAGGGTTCCAGTGAAGCCAAGTCTATATTCGGCGTTTACTGCTTTTAAAGCAACTCCTTTAATTTCATCAGACTTGAGGCCATGTGCTTCATCAACCAAAATAGCAGTAAACATCTTTGCAAGTTGCGGATTATTCATCATTGATTGCCAAGTGCTAACTATTATTGGTGGCTCAAGGTTTTTCTCATAACCATAAAACTTACCTATTAAGTCTCCAGGGATACCATAAGACATCATATCATCTTTCATTTGATCAACAAGATTTATTGAAGGAACGAGAAGCATAATCTTATGTGATGGTTTCTTCCATAGAAGATAATTACAAACCAAAGTGATAGTAAGAGACTTACCACTACCTGTGCAATGTTCTAGAATACCTCTTTTATGATAGAGTGCCTTTAAAGCTCCTCTAATTTGATAATGTCTTGGAATCATCTCGGGATTAATGCGTTCTTCGACTGCTGTTTTAAAATCAGCTACCAACTGGTCTTTATCAACTGTCTCGCCCTTAATCTCGGGGTCTATAGTTATTGTAGTTGCCTCGCTTTTAACATAAGAGTAAACTTTTTCAAAGTGACCCAAGTAGAATTTACCGCTTCTTTCAACAAAGTGAATCTTTCCATCCCACACCCCTGCTCTGTATTGGGGCATATAAAAGTAGTTTTGTACACGAACAGCAAAACGACGAAACATAGCCTCAAGAAGACTTACATCTTCTGTGAGAACTCTGCCGTATATGTTGTTCAGCTTTATAAATTTTATTTCGCTCATTTAACCCCAATCTCGATTTTATGAAACTCTCTAAGATCCTTAAGGATGTAGATTTTAGAGTTAAGGAACTTATATTTATTCTCAAGAACTGCACAAATGTTCTCTTGGTAGTCAAATGCGGTGGTTATTTTAAGCCACTTTTCGTTTTTATAAACATATTCATCCATGTCAGCTTTCTTTAAAGCTAACCCGTTTTTAAACTTCAAATCCTCATATATCTTACCTTTGAGTCTGTTCTTCTCGTTATAAAGGAAAGACAATATACATTTCTCATCCATCCACTTAACAAGACACTCACCAGTTGCCTTAAAAGTTTCTTGATAATCGTCTTTAATATCCATTTCATCCACTGGAATATTGAATAAATCGTTTACATCCTTTGCTTTGTCTTCAAAGAAAGTATCAATCTCATCAATGGTAAAATCAAGTAACTTGAAAATATCCATTAATAAACCCTATCATATGTTTGAATATTATGAAGTATTCTGGTTTTCATTTGTATTGCTTCTAAAAGTTTCTCATAATACTCAACAAGAATTTTTTGGTGATCACTCCAGAGTTTCAATTTTTGATATTTCTCGTTCGTATAAATCCATTCTCTTATTTCTGATTCACCTGAGAAGGTTCTATTAACCTCTTTACCATCTGGACGAACGATAGTGACTTCACCTTCTTTGGCTTGTCCATAAAATTTAGAATAGAGTTTTTGAAGTTCCCTATTAAGCTTGGTAGCATCCATTTTTGCCTTGAGCCACTCGGAGCGAATAGAATGGCTTTTATAAATGGTGGTTATATATTCAGTATTTAACTGATCTTCATTGATAACAAATATTTCAGAATACTTCTTATGGAGGTCCATAAGCCGTGTCCTCAAAGTTGTTTCAATTTCCTCAATATTTTTATCAAATATACTCAAGCGAAATCCTTTATAATATATAAATATTATACCATTTTTGGGGAGACTTTATGGACATAAAACAGAAACTTGATAATGAATTATTTAAAGCAGAGGTTGAGCAAATTGACCCTATTCCAAATGAAAAGATGTTGGAAGTTATTGATGCTTTAAAACACATAGATCAAGACTTAAAACCTATACTTGAGATAGTTGCTAGGTTTTTAGAACAATCAACCGATGCTAAATTCAGAACATTGATGTTTAAAAAGCTACTCAAGTTTTACGGCATTAACAATTCAGACATTTTAACAAGTAGACAGAAAATGGTGATAGTTGGTAGGGAATTAACAAAAACCCCATTTCTCAAAACCAAACACAAGGAATGTATAAATATCTTGTTGAAGGATTTAAACATATTATAATGGACACCTTTAAAAAATTCTATACAGACAAGACAGGGGAAACATTCACAAAATACAATGTTGTCTTGTTTGTCGGGGAATTTAACCCCATCACATATGATGAATATGACAGAATTCAGCAATTCTGCGATACGGTCATTAAGAACCCACAATATACTACTATTTTTGATGATGTAGTTGACATTGGTATTATAACAAATGCGGACAAAGATGCAGAAAACTTCTCCATCCAAAAGAAATATAACCTTTCTTTTGAGGAAAGAAACTACATAACCACAAAAATATTCGGCTTAAAGTCTTTTCCAATTGACTTGGAGAAACTTGAATTAGCCCAAGTTCTATCCACAACCAAAATTGAAAAGTTAAATGAGATAACCTTTAAGTTAACCGAAGATTTAAAGAAGCATTTTCATAAATGTAACATTCTTATAGTTTTACGTTCCAAAGATGAGAAACTTAAAGATGCATTTCATGAACTCAAGAAGAGTTATGAGACTGACCTTAATACCGAATCAATAGTAGATTTGGTTATCTTTAACCATAAACCACACATCCCAACATCTATATCAATTCCTTGTATTGGGGAAATGATAAAAGCTATTACTTTACTTAATTCCGATAAGCCTCTTCCAGAGAACTTAAAGATTTGGGCAGCAAAATACGGTCTTGTAGATTATATCGATGATATTAGAAGAATTCATTTTAAGACAGAAGGTTATCGTTACAGTCTTGCTTTTGAGTTGGTTTTTCCAAAAATGAACCTTTTTGCTGGACAAGACGAAGCCAGCAAACAAGCAAACATTAATTTTATGATGGATTTGCTTAAAGAAATGTATTTAAAAACATCGTCATAATATAAATAACAATCACAGAAACAGGAGTATCTTATGAATTGCCCATTTTGCGGTTCCACCCACTTAGAAGAATCATCAAACTTTAATGAATATAGTTGCAACTTTTGCAAGTGTGAGTTTAAAAATGACGGAGAGCGGGTCCGCATCTTTGAAGATGGTAACTACAAGAAGTTCTGTGAGAATGTCATGTATAGCCTCTGTGAGAAGGCTTCACCAAAAGTTTCCAGAATCCTCGTTTCTGTTATAAGTCAATTAAAGAATAATGGTGTAGAAGAGATTGACACCATTCTAGAACATCTCCAACTCGTTTCTGCAAATGTCTCTAGTGAGATGGTTATCGGACTTCAAACCACTGAAGAACTTGAAGTTGTAACCGAAGGTATTGAACGATTCACTACTCTCGGTAATACCCTTTTAAAAAGAGATGATCTTGAGATTGATCTTCATCGCTTTACAAGATTTCAAGAATCTTCTACTTTCTATGAGAAGGCATATGTTTCGGCCATTAGTTCGCCTTTAGTTAAGGGGTTTAAAAAAGGCGCAATTGATGAAGCAACTGTTCCAGTTGGCACTCCAACAGATTTAGATGGAAATCCATTAAATCCAGAAGGTATTGAAGCATCTGCTACTGATTTAACTCCAATACCATCACCAACTGGCGACCCAGCAACCCTTCCTGAGAATTCTCTTGATGGACTTCCAGAAACACCAGGAGTTATTGGTGTAAGTGATGTAGATGATGTTCCATCAGTCAGTATGGCACCTTTGCCAGCAGATCAAATGGGTACATCAGAACCACCTTCCCCAGAAGATGAAGCAGCATTAGCTGCTGCAAGAGACGATGATGTTGATGAATTAGGTGCTGGTCCACTTCCACCAGATATGGGTGGTGAACCAACACAGTTTGATATGGATGGTTTAGCTAATATCCTTGCTCAACAATACAAAGAAGGTAAGATTTCAATGGAGTCAGATTTCATGGAAGCTTTGATGAATTGTCAAGAAGCCAATGAACTCTGTAAAAATTTAGGTTCAATGGAAGAAACGCAGATTTATGAGTTGGCTCAAAAAGTTCAAGAAATACTCTCAGTACCACCAACTACAAAAGTTTCTAATGATGATATTTCCTCAGAGCAACTTCAAGAAGCCATTGAGATACTTTCTGGTTCCTTAAAGTTAACTAACGAGGAATTAAGGGACTTATAATGTTCAAAGAAGGTCTTGGTGACGCAATAGGTAATGCAGTCAGTGATGCGCCAAAAAACGCACTAAGTGCTATTGCTCAAGATATTACCAAGAATACTGGGGCAGAATCGTTTGTTCAAGGTTTTATAAATGATATATTTGAAAAAGCACATATTGATCAAAAAGTTATGGAAAGAGTAAAAGATTGGAAATTACATAAAGATGCCGCAAATTCTTTTTCAAAATCAATCAAAGGTAAAGATTTAGGTTTTATAAGAGATGATTTAAAAAATAGAAGAGATGATGATAACTTATTTAAATTTTATAGATGGATATTTTTCATTAGAAAATACATAACTAAAGAAAAAGATGATATTATTATCCAAGATATGATTAATTTTATATCTGACCTTTCCTCGGATAAACCCAACATATCCAAAGACCCAAATCTCCAAAAAATACAAAGAGAAATAATTTTTATATTTGAAAATAAAGTTCAAGATGTTGTTAATAGAGATGTTAAGGCATTTAAGGATGAATATAACAAAGCAGCATCATCAAAGACTAGACCGTTGCCAGAAACTAAGGGAAATATTATGTCATTCAAACAATTTTACACAGAGCAAGAGAAGAAACTTAAAGAAGACAACATTTCTTCCCTCCAGGCTAAGACTGCTCAAGAGAAGAAGAAGGTCGCTGATGCTCAGAAGAGAACAGCAGACAGTGAATCCAAACTCACACAAGCACAATTAAAAGCACAAGCACTTCAAGCCAAGCAAGCAGCAGATGCGGCCAAAGTATCTGTAAAAACTGGGTTGGTTGCCGAAGGAACTTATGCTGG